AACAGAGCACAGTTCATGGATCTCGTTCGAAGAGAAACCTTTGGATCCGCTGGTCGCGAGACGGGCAATCTTAATTTGATGCCACTGAGAGAGGATGGGCTTCCCTCACCCACAGTACAAAAAACGGAGATACCGAAGGTCAAAGAAGTTATTAAAGATATTCAAACAAAAGCGAAAGACATAGCTCCCGATCCAAAAGCAAAAGATTTAACTTTAGATAATATTGATCCTAAAGATGTTACTGACAATAGTTATAACCCAGCAGTTTTAATTCCTAAGTTTTCCACAGACAGGCAGACAGGAGATAAAGTTCTTAATGAAAATAAAACCGCTCCCGCCTTAACTAAAAACTTTGATGCAAGCACTGCCTATGGTTTTCCTGGTCAGTGGTGGGATTTTAAAACCAATCAATCATTAAACAATAAAAGCTTTATGTCAGGAACCATTACTATTGATCCTGAAACCTTACTCCCCTCTACTCAGTTTAATAATGAGATTAAAGGGAATTACGATATTAAAATACAAGGGAGAACAAAAGACCCTGATTTAGATGGAACAGTTGTTACTGTTAATAAATTAGGAGGAACAAAATTTAAAATATTAGAATCACCTAATAAAGATTTGATAGGTAAACCTCTTGAAGACAAACAAGGATTGCTGGCGATTACTAGAGGTAACAGTGCTAGAAATAAAACAGCAGCAGGAGGAGGTAAGTTTAAAATAACAGGAACAGATCACATTTATACGATGAAATTTAATTCAACCACTCCGATTAAATTAGGATCTTTTCCTTATGTTCAAGATAATCCAAGACTGGTGGGAGTCACCGTTGATGATATTTTTGTGGGAGATGTAGGCATGACTATTCAAGTGGGAGGAAGTAAAGGAAAAATACATCCTGTGTACACTGAAGCTCTGACTGCTCCACCAGGTACCTACAAGAAAATGGAGGAGGCAGGATTTGATCCTTACAAAAAAGAAAATAGTATTGCCGAGTATCAAAAATACTTAGAGTCGCAAAGTAAGCCCGATGAGGGTAAAGTACTTCAGTTTGAAAAGAAGGAAGAAGCTCCGAGAGATGAGTCCTCTGGAATGGCTGCTGATTATGTTCCACCGCAATATGGTCCTCCTGCTTTTGATTTAACACAAGTGGTTAAAGAAGAATTTTCTCCTGAGGGTTTTTCAACTTTTAGTACAGATGTAGGCTCTAATTATCAGAGATTAGATGATTTTATTTATGTCAGACCTAGTAATGATCCTATTCAAACTGCAATTTATAAAGAACAGTTAAACTTTATAGACTCTTTGAAAAAAATAAAAGGAAACCCGAATGCTAAGGTTGTTATGTATAGAGCTGCTCCAACAAAAGAACTTAGAGAAGGAGATTTGTTAACTCCATCGAAAACAGAAGCAAAATTCTATGTTGATGAATCTAAAATAACTAGAGACGACATTAGAAAAGCAGAGAGAGACAGAAGACTTAGTGAAGACGTAGTTGATTTACAAAAAGAAAAAAATATTAAAGCTATAGAAAATATTCAGGATATTTTTGGTGAACAAAAAGTTACTCCTTCTCAATTATTTAAATACGAATTAGAAGCAAAAGATGTTCGTTGGGATGGAGGAAATAGAGGGATGTTAGGTTGGGGATATTTTCCTTCTAAAGACAAAACTATTTATCACCCTCTTGATAGGGTCTTTAAACAACAGATAAGAGAGGTACTGTCCACTGATTTATTGAGTCCTCAATATTTAGCTAAATTAGAAAAAGATGCCGATATCAGTTGTGGTCAATGTTATGCAGCAGCAGAGGCGGTGTACCATAAATGGGGTAAATTTAATGGATTTACTCCTAAGTATTTAACATCCAAAGATTTTCCTGAGGGACTACCTAAAGGAGAGACACACTGGTTTTTACAAAACAAAGAAACAAAAGAAATAATAGATCCCACAGCAGAACAGTTTGGTGGTATTCCTATTCCCTATGAAAAAGGAACTGGAGCAGGATTTCTAACAAAGGAGCCAGCAAAAAATAAAGGTAAAGAAGTTTTAAATAGATTAGGAACAGAAAAAGTAATTCAAACTCCTAGTGGAGTTATTCTTGATTTTGCAAATCAAAAAGGAATTGAAACAGAGGGAGCTCCTCTTAATGATTGGTTAAGAACACATAATTACGATTTAGAATATAATTCTCCTGAAAGAAAAACTTTTGGTGATTTAAAAAACACAACAGGAAAAGATCCTCGTTTTTTAGTAGGCTTTACAACAAAAGATGGTAACCAAGGTTATATTACGGGATACGGAACTGAAAAGAATGTAGGCTTTGTTGAGTACTTTGCTAATTTAGGTACTAAAGACAAAGCTAGTGGAGAAACTCCATCTCCTCTAAAGCCTTCAGAATTAAAAGAGATAATTAATGAGTTGAAAAAGCATTATGGCTTTCGACAGTTTGCTGGCGACAGAATTACGGGAATACGGAAACAAAATAGAGATAACCAAGACAGCTATTTTGATAGAAGCCAAGACTTACTTGCAGTAACACCTAAACCAAAATCAGCTGTTGATATAATGATTAACCCTAATTTTGCAAGTATTGGAAAAACTGGAAAAATTTATCTCAGAGATGTTTTTGATTTTTTTGATGATGTTCCAACAAAAAGAAATTTAAACAATCCAGTAGAACGCAAACAAATGTTAAATGAAGCTTTTGATGAAATTGTATATATGAAACAACAAGCTGTTAGTGGAGAAGGATGGTACCAACAAGATGTTAAGAAGGCTTTAAAGATAGTAGAAAAAATATTACCTGTAGTAAAAGAAAGACCTATTCTAAAAGATTTTTTATTATTCTTAACAGGTATATCCTCTGCATTAACCCCTGTTGGAAATGATTTTAAAATAGGAATTCAAATGATTAAATCATTTGCAGAGACTGGAGAGATACCTTTAAGAAATCCTTTCGAACCTTATAATGAAAAATCAAGTGCAGTGAAACAAGGTCTAGCAAAAATAGGTGAACCTAAAAAATGGAACAAAAATGCACAAAACTTAGAAAAGCAGATTACTTTTGTTAACAATTTTATTAAGGATCAGGGATTAGATGCCTTTATGAAATTTTTATTTAAAAAAACAACAAGAAGAGACCTTGCTCCTTTAAGAAAAAAATACGCAAATATGGGACCTCTATCAGGAAAGCTAGATGAAAAGATATTTGGTTTTCAAAACTTCGGACCAAAGGTTGGTCCTTTCTTAGCTAATATAAGTGGAGTAACAAATCTCAATGTGGTTGATCTTTGGAATTCTAGAAGTATGAATAGATTGACTGGAGATATGTTTATTAGGGATAAAGACGGAAAAATACTATCCTTTGCTGACACACCTAGAACAGAGACAGAAAGAGAACTTTGGAATGGTTTTATGGATGAATTAGCTGAAATGGCTAATTTATCTGTTGATGACACGCAGGCAATTAGATGGTATTTTGAACAACTATTATATACATATTTAGGAGTAAAAAGTGAACCAAAGAGCTACGCAGACGTTGCAAAAAAATTCCTCGAAGAAGCAGAAAAAGAAGCCAATGACTCCGATGGAGGCGTTCGCCAAAGCGATGGAAGTAAAAATAAACCTACTGTCACAAAGAAAGCCCAAGGCGGAAGCATAAGTATTCCCCAAAGACGATCACTTGTAAATGATGGGTTAGTTGATATAAATACTATTATTGGAAAAATAAATTATGGCAACTAACATCGATAAAGGCTTATATCAAACAGGAGAGAAACCTGAACTAGAGATTATCAAATCGGAAACTGAAGTAGAGATCGACGGTCAACCGATCCCTAGCCCTGAGGGAATTGAAATTGAAATGGATGAAGACGGAGGAGCAATTCTTGACTTCGATCCCATGTCCGCAATCCCCGAGGAAGTGGAGTTCTATTCCAACTTAGCAGAAGTTTTAGACGACAGAATTTTAGGAAGAATATCCTCTGAGTTATTAGATGACTTAGACAGTGACCGCTCCTCTCGAAAAGATTGGGAGGAAGCCTACATCAAAGGTTTAGATTTATTAGGACTTAAATATGAAAAGCGTACTCGACCCTTTAACGGTGCAAGCGGTGTGACTCATCCTTTGTTGGCAGAGAGTGCCACTCAATTTCAGGCATCCGCCTACAAGGAGTTACTACCCTCGGGTGGTCCTGTTCGAACCATTATGATGGGAGAAGAGACTCCAGAAAAATATGCGAGAGCACAGCGTGTTCAAGAATACATGAATTACCAGCTCATGAACAAAATGGAAGACTTCACACCTGAGTATGATCAAATGTTGTTTTATCTCCCTCTCGCTGGTAGCACCTTTAAAAAAGTTTACTACGACGAGTTAATGGATCGAGCTGTATCCAAGTTTATTCCCGCCGAAGATTTAGTGGTTAACTACATGGCATCCGATTTGGATAGCTGCGACCGCATCTGTCAAATCATCAACATGAGTTACAATGATTTTAGAAAAAAACAAGTATCAGGATTTTATAAAGATATCGAAGTTGAACCTGATCAAATCAACCCCAGTGAAGCTCAAAAAAAGTATGATGAGATTGAAGGATTAAAGGTAAATGAAAAAGACAAGTATGTTCGATTATACGAGTTTCATGTTTCCTTAGATATTGAAGGCTTTGAGGATACCGATGAGATGGGGGAAACGACAGGAATTAAAATACCTTACATCGTCACCATTGAGGATGGATCAAGCCAAATTGTAGGTATTCGTCGAAACTACGACAAAGACGATCCGAAGAAAATGAAGAAGCAATACTTTGTTCACTATAAGTTTTTACCAGGATTAGGTTTCTATGGTTTTGGTTTACTGCATGTCATTGGATCTCTCTCCAGAGCGGCGACGTCTATTTTACGTCAGCTAATTGATGCGGGATCCCTATCCAACTTACCTGCTGGATTTAAGACGAGAGGATTAAAAATTAGAGATGATGCCGAACCAATTCAACCAGGTGAATTTAGAGATATTGATGCACCCAACGGTGATCTTCGAAACGCTTTAATACCTTTACCTTACAAAGAGCCTTCTCAGACGTTATATAGTCTTTTAGGTTTTGTGGTGCAATCGGGACAACGATTTGCAGCGATCACTGATTTACAGGTGGGTGATGCCAATCAAAATGCTCCTGTCGGTACAACAATGGCTTTACTCGAGAGAGGTTCTAAAGTGATGTCCGCGATCCACAAGCGATCCTACTACTCTCAGAAAAAAGAATTTAAATTACTCTTTAAAGTTTTTGCTGACTATCTTCCTGAAACCTATCCGTATGCAGTGGAGGGAGCAGATCGAACCATCAAGGCAGAAGACTTTAGTGAGCAAGTGGATGTCTTACCTGTATCCGATCCTAATATCTTCTCCATGACTCAAAGAGTAACTCTAGCTCAAACTGAATTACAGCTAGCTCAAAGTGCTCCCGATTTACATAACATGAAAGAGGCATACAGAAGAATGTATGAGGCTTTAGGAGTAAAAGATATTGATGAGATGTTAAGAAAAGATAGTCCCGTTGAGCCGAAGGATCCCGCAATGGAACACGCTGATTTATTAGATGGTAATTTATTGAAAGCTTACGAGGGACAAGATCACGATGCTCACATTCAAAACCATATTCTCTTTGGTACCAATCAAATGATTTTAGCTAATCCTCCGATGGCAATGAAATTACAAAAACATATTTTAGAGCACGTTTCTCTCAAAGCAAAAGAGCAAGCAATGTTCCTAGCACAGCAAGGTCAAGTTCCACAGGATCAACTAGATCCAGTCATCGCAAAACTCGAAGCTCAATTTATGATGGAACTAAAACAAATGTCACAGCAACTATCAGGAGCAGGACAACCTGATCCTGTTGTTCAGTTAAAACAGCAAGAGCTACAGCAAGACGCAATGAAAGATCAAATGGATGCACAAATTGATCAAGCAAAATTACAGTTGGATGCACAAAAACTTCAACAAAAAGACGCTATGGATAAAGCAAAGCTGCAAAAGGATTATGATATTGCCGATAAGCGTGCCGAAGTGCAGTACGACAAAATGACAACACAAACTTTAAATCAAGAGAGAAGAGATGCCACTAACCAAAAAAGGCAGTAAAATTATGTCTGCTATGAAAAAAGAATATGGTAAGAAAAAAGGCGAACAAGTTTTTTATGCCTCTAAAAATAAAGGTAAGATAAAAAAAGTAGAAAAGAAGAGTAGAAAAAATGTCTAAGCCGTATTACATTACAGATATGATTGATAAAAAAACAGAGGCTCGAGTTCAAAAGATTATTGATGAAACTAGAGACTTTATACAGGATCAAGCAGAAAAGGGTATTGATCTTGTCGAGTTAGCACAAGTAATGCTAAGTATGAGTAGAGAAACAATGGTTGATGCTTATGGTGAGTATGTTGCAGATACTTACATTTGCAATCAAATTAGTAGGTTGAAAATACCTCAAAATAGTCTAACATTACATTAATGAAAAAAAAGTTAACAAAAACAATACCTCCAAAAAAAGGTCCTGTATCGCAGGGTCAATCTATTCCACCAGGTAAGATCATGGAAGTGAAATCTGTACCTGAGGATAAAAAACACAAACGTGGTTATGGAATAGCATCTAAAGGTCTTAAATTTGAAGGAGTATTTTAATGGATATTCTCAACAAAATTAAAGACTGGTCTTCTAAGATAGAGAAGAGAGACGCTATTATCGCTGTCATTTTCTTTGTGTTAGGATACTGGTCATGCTCTGGAATCTAGTTCCCACTGTTATAAAAGGCGTTGTCGATGTTGTTAAGACAAAGACAGAAACTAAGAAGCTTATGGCTCAAGCTGAGCAAACGCATATTAGAAAAATGGCTGAAGGCGAAATTGCCTATGCCATTGAAAGTCAAAAGAATATGCAAAACTCTTGGCGCGATGAGTGGTTCACCGTCATTCTCTCATTTCCACTCCTTATAGTTTTTGGAGCTATCTTCTTTGGCAAATACGAGTGGATTGATAAATTAAAAGAAGGATTTCAAACTTTAGATAGTCTACCAGATTGGTATATTTGGGCCTTAATGGCGGCCATTGCTTCTTCCTTTGGATTGAAAGTTACAGATTTAGCTATCAAAAAATTTAAAAAATAATGCAAGAGAGTTTCGACTACCACGTTAAAAAGCTTATTCAAGAACGAATCAACGATAAGAAAGATGATTTGTTGAGTAGGAGTCTTAGTTCATTTGATCAATATCAATATGAGTTAGGAAAGTTACACGCTTTAGAGCAGTTATTAATGGACTATCAAGAAATATACAAGAAGGTGTTTAAAGATGAGTAGATTAATTTTACCAGAAGGTTTTAATAAAAAACCTATGACTAAAAAAGAAGAAAAGAAAGAAGAGAATAAAGGTCCTGCGTTGGAAAGAATACCCCAAGCAACAGGATGGCGAATGGTTGTTTTACCTTATAAAGGCACAGAGAAAACTAAAGGTGGTTTATA